CACCTTCAAGAGCATCTGCATAGATGGTTCTTAAAGCATCTTTCGCACGTCTTGCTTCACCAATGTTAGTAAAGAAAGCATCGTGGATGGTAGCAGTTTCAACGCCATTTTTACGACCCCACAGGTGGAATCGCCGTACGATAACAGCGTCATTGCTGTGATTTCCATTAACACCTAAACCAATTCGTGCATCATTAAGGGAGCCTTTACCCAAAAGCTTTCCATCTTCTGCACTTGATTCATAAATGTTAGCAATCCGTCTATTTGTTACAGGATCACGAAATTCTATTCGTTCTTGTATTTTTGGACGGTATCTTTGTGTCATTATTTTGCCATCAAAAGTCACCCAAGGTATATCTACCTTTTGTGTTTCATTGACATAAACCCTAGCAACATCTTTCCAGTAATTAATAAAGTTATCAGTTACTGGCGCACGTTCTGCTAGATTTTTTGACATAATTCTTGAGACTTCTGAAAACTCTTTAGGACCAATAATCCCTCGTCTTGCATTAGTCAATTTATTTACAAAATCACCCACATCAGGGTGAATATCTTGAGCTTGTTTAAGAAGTGTTCTACCAACAGGCTCATTTTTATTTATTAGTTCTACTAATTCTTTTCTAAAAGAATTTAGCTCTTCAGAAACAGTTGTGGCACCTAGTCTATCAGCTACTTTAATTTTACCGTCAATAATTCGGAGATTGGCACCTAAATTATCTTTAGTAACAGTAATAAACCCTTTGTCATCTAAAACTTTAGATAGCTTATTAGCAACGTTAGCTGTTTTAGTTGCCGCACCAGCACCATAAAATGAAACCATGTTTTGAGATTTAGCAGCTTTAGCTAGATCTTCCCATGTAAGATTTGCATCACGTAAAGCGGGTATTTTAAGAAACTCTGGATCATTAACAGTATCCGTAGCAACTAAGTCATAAAGACGATTTTTCTGGGTTGTAGCTAAAACATTAGAAGCTTGAGAAACAGCTCTATCTCCAGTAGATAAGCCAATAATTTGAGCACCAGAAGAACTGGCATCATTTTCAATCATTAGTTTTGTTCTATAGTTTCTTAACGGCTGTCCTGAATCTAAATGCTTTTGTATACGAGTATACTCAAGTGCCATACGAGCCATTTTAGGAACTTCTGGACCTTCTAAACCACGAATAAGAGGATGTTCTAAGAATTTTCTTAAACGCCTATCTCTTTGAGTTTTAGCTTGCATTAAGTTACCTAGCTCAATAAGCTTTTCACGGTTGCGATTAAATATCGCTCTACGTCCAGCCTGTGTAAGAGCTTCAGTTGCAGGTCCAATTAAAGCACCTATTTGAATTTGTAATTCATCTAAGGCCTCTTCAGACATACGAATAGCTTTACCAGAGTTTAAAAAAGGTCTAACTAGCTCACCACCAGTAGGGGTTAGATAACCTCTATGATAAACACGACCACGAGAATCTATAAAGGCAGTAGTACGAAAATTCCTATTTCGCTGAGCGTGGTACTTAGCTGTTGCCATGAGGCCGTAACCTTGCTCTCCACGATTAAGTATTTCGTGCCTAAATTCGTTGATAGAATCATAGTATTTCGAGTTACCTCGTGGATCCCTAAATCTAGCGATGTCGTCCATGAATCCAAAAAATTCATTGTCTACTCCATATTCTACATCCATAACATGATTCATCATTTGTGCCATTTCAGCATCAATTTGTTTTGGATCATAGTCAGGAAATTTATCTCTAGAAATAATAGGTATACCAGTATCATTACCTCTGGCATCTACGTAAGTTTTTTTATTAGCCTTAACATAGAGACGATCTCTCTGATTAACAGTTCCTAATCGTCTTGCAATAGTTACTTTACGTTCTGCTTCTTGAAGTTTTAGTAAATTTTTATCAATAACAGTAACTTCTCTAGAAATTGTATCGCCCCAGCCACCAGAAGAACGCCCTGTATCAAGATCTAAAACACCTCTACGTGTTTTACCTCTGAATTGGACTCTAATTAATCCTTGATCTTTTAATGTATCTAAAATTAAAGAGCCTTCACGGTGATAATCTGCTAAAGTATGTTTTGTAAAAGGAATAATATTTGCAAAATCCTTTGAAAAACGTTTACCAATATTAATCGCCAAAGTATCATAATCCGTAGATTGACCTGAAGCAACTAGCTTTACGATATTAGTAAGAGAATCTATTGCTTTATCATCAAAAAATTTTGAAGTAGGTTTTCGCTTAGCGTTTAAAAATTCTAAGTCAAGGATTCTACGAATAGTCTCTCGTTTTTTAGCATAAGCCTTTGTTATCCAAGAATCAGAGGGTTCACGATTAAATTTCTTTTTAAAAGCTTCATATTCTTTATTAAAAGGAATACTTTGTTTAAGTCTTTTAATAATTTTTTCTCTAGTAGGATATCTATCAGTAAACTTTCTAAAATAAACTCTAGTAGGTGCTCTCCCTCTAAAGTATAGTTTTTCAGCTAGCTTTAATCCTTCTCTTGATCTCCAATTATCAATAAATCTTTGATCAGACAACTGATCATTTATAAGGTCTGCCATTTTATAATATTTGCCCATAATTTGAACTTGAGGTTCTTCTCTAGACAAATAACTAATAAACATCTCATTTCTTTTTCTAGAACGAGTATCTAAAAGCCTAGAAACATTTTGTACAGCAAATCTATTTTCTGCACGAATAACTGAAGATAAATCTTGCCATGGTTGTTTATTTTTAGCATAACGTTCTAAAACAACTCTTAAATTTTCTACAACAACTGTTTGTTGATTAATAGAAATTTTGTCATCTAAGCTTGCGGTTACAGATTCAATAAAGTCTTTTTCATCTTTAGATAACAGTTTACTATTGCGCATAAAATCTAAGCGTTCCTGATATAAGTTAAAATCAGGATCATAAATATTGTTGTTTTTGATTTCACCTGTTAAAGGGTCTGCGCTAAAGTTACGCTCATCAAATTCATTTCCTACTCTGCGTCTAGAAGCAGTTTTACCTGCAAGGCTAGTACCCTTATAGTCAGTTAAAGACATAGTTTTAGAAAAGTCATCTGCATCTAATAAAAATAACTGTCGCACATCATCTTTATGTCTGGGAGAACGAACTAATGCGCTAGGTCTACTTGCTTCTATTTTTACATCTAACTCTCTAAGTTTTTGTTTGGGTGCATAAACAGCAGTAGCATTTGCTGCTCTATTTCTTAAGGCTTGTATAGATAAACCTTTTCCTTTAGGTGTAACAAACTGTTCATATTTAAGTTTACCCTGTCTAAACAGGTTTGCCTTTTCCATAGTACCAAGAAGTTTAGTTTGGATATCAAATGGTTGACGTTTTAACCAAGCACCAAAAGACTCTACTTTAGGAGTAATTCCTGTAAGACTCTCAGGTTTCTTTTTATTTAGCTCTGTCTTATTAAGCCTATTTGTTTTTTCTTTTAATAAGTCATCTTTTGATTTAACTAAGGGAATTAAAGAACTACGACAATTCCAATGAAGAGGCGGTTGATAGCGTTTATCACCAACTTCATAAATTTTTCCATTATGAAAAGAACAAATAGGGCTTGTACGACTGTCAAGAACAGCTGTAAAAACAAAACCTTTAATTACATGAGGATTAGACTCAGCGACTTTAGTTAACGCTGCAGTCTGAGTACTTGTAATAGAAGTGCGAGTTAAAGCACGGGCTTGGTTTTCAGTAAGTTTTGTAGTTTTAAGTACATCATTAATAATTTCATTAGGAGAAGAGCCTCTTGCAAGACCTCCCTTAACTTTTGATTGAATACGAACTAGTTCACCAGAAGAAATGTTTCTTACATTTTCAGTAACACTTTTTACACCTTTAATATTAGGTCCAGTGATTTCTGCTAAAAGTTCTTTACTACGAGGTTTAGTTACTCGATAAAAACTTTTAAGTTCTTTATTCAAATTATCAGAATGAAAATCTAGTTGAGAAGTAGAAAATTCTAGTAAGCTAGACTTTTGATGACTTAACATCTCTTTACCAAAACGTCTTACTTCAGGTTGTACATCATTACGGATATTTTCTTTCAAAATATCTCTTAGGCGTTTCCTATGCCTTTGCATAATACGCTTATTTTGTA